GTTGTTCTTGAATTTCGGGGATACCACGTACACCGGCGTATCCCGGTACGTTTTTGTCTTTGAAGGGGTGGAAGCCGTACGCCCAGCGGTCATATTCCTCTGGGGCTTCGCCAACAAGTAAATCGCCTGCGCCCATCCCGCCGACTAGCGGGACTGGCTCAGGAATTTGGGCTTTGTTTAAAAAGGAACGGACGCCACCGGCGGCGTCAGACACCGCACCCATAACTGGGTTGCGCGGTATGGGGGAGATTGTCCCGTGGCCGTCTTCACCGAGGGGGTACCCCCGGTTTTCACGCTGGTCTTTTCTACGTCTCAGACTATCGTATTGTCCCATGCCCTCAGTTTATAAAATCTCCACGCATCTTGGCAAGCTCCTCGTCAGGAACTTTAACGAACTCATTCCAGCTCATCTTGGAAACAGCATCAGCGTCCAGCGCGCCGCCGGTCTTGTCGTGGTCATGTCCGACTGCGCCCGTCGCAGGCGGCTGTGCATCGGCTGCCTTAACGTTCTTGTCAATCTGCTGCTGCTTGCGCCGCATCCCGCTTTCGATCGCATCTTCGGAGGGTTTATCGCGCAGGCCCATGGCCTCTTTCTGGGGTTTCAGGAGAATGTCCGTGGCTTCCTGCAACGCTTGGGCGGGGTTCTTGCCCTCATTTTGCATGATGCCGGTGACCATCATCTGCACTTGGCGGACGGTGTCTTGGTCGAACGCCTCATCGTCCGGGTTGATCTCAGGGTACTCTGTTTCCAGTCTCTCAACCGTAGAATCATACTGCACTTCAACCTTCGCACTGTTGCGGGCGTTGTCTGCCTGCCTTTCCATGCGAGCGTTCTGCATGTCGTCGCGCAGCTGGAGTACGTCCCCCATAACCTCTGCGGCCTTGTCGAGGTCGCCATCAGCCAGCAAGCTGGAGTGCTGTTTCAGCATCTCCGCCACCTTCGCCTTCGATGCCTCGAAATCCTGCGCTTCTGTTATCTGTTGGTCACGGCTCCTGTACTTCTGCAACTCAGCTTCGGCCGTCTCGGCGCGGTTCCGCTCCTTACCGACCGCCTGATTGAAGCGCGTCTGAGGAATCATGTTCCCTTTGGGCGCATCGTCGTCGTCGGTCTTGTCATCATCGGCGGACTTGTCGTCGGCCGCTACGGCAGCGGCGTCTTCTGCTGCCTTATCTTCTGCTGCCTTGGCGTCTGCTGCTGCGGTTGCAGCTGCTTCGGCTGCGGCTGCTTCAGGGACGAGGTCACCACGATCGACATCATTATCTTCTGGGGGCATTATTTATCTCCACTTTTAGAAGGGGGCTTTTTGGGGGTGGCTTTGGCCGCTGCTTTCTTAGCTGCGACTGCAGCCTCATTCTGCTCTTCTTTGTTCTTCATATCAAGGTCATGTTTCTCTTGGTCGTGCTGTATTCCCTGATCGTGCTCTTCTTCGTTCTGCCGCATCTTCGTATTAAATTCCTTCACGGATTGTAAGAACTCCTCCTGCTGTTGGCGTAATTGGCCTGCTGCCTCGTCGGCGCGGATTTGAGCCTGCTGCAGCTGCTCCGCCAGCGCGGCCTGACGCTCTTGCGTGTCGTCGTTCCCGCCCTGCGACTCGATCTGTATCTGCAGCTGCTCCATCCGCGCCTTGGCTGTCTTCAGCTCGGCGTCAGCGGCGGCCTTATCACCCTCGGCCTTCTTCTTGGCCAGCTCCAGTTCGGCGTCCTTCTTCTGCAGATCCTCGCGGGCCTGCGCGTCTTCACCGGTAGCCTCTTCACGCATCTGTTTAATAATGTCGCTGCGACGGTTGAGGCGACTGTTCTCGATAAGCGTCTCGTCTGGAATCTCCACGCCTGCTTCACGCAGGGCCATGGCCTGATCAAACTGACTATCTTCAAGCGTCTCGCGCGCCGGGGTGTTGGATACAATGACATCGAACTCGCCGATCGTCAGGTCGTGCAGGATCGCGCCGGTGTAAGGGTCAGGTGTGTTGACCTCAACCTCCTCACTGTCCCCTGTCAGGCGGTTCGACACAATATTCATAATTCTCGGCTCGGTGTAGTACTCCTGCACCATGTCGAGAATGTTCCGCGCCAGAATGAAATCCGTACGCTGCAGCGAGTCTGAGGGTACAGCTGTGTTACGTGACCCTGCGTTCTGGTTCAGGGCAACCGCTTTAGCACTCACGTCCTCGCGCGCCTGACCAGTCTGGTAATCACTGACGCCGGAGATGCTTTTGATGTGCTCCTCGGCCTTGTAGCTGAAACGGTCAAGTCCCTGCGGTGTTTGGTTGGGGGTGATCTTGTCGAGGCCATCCATCTCGTTGACCTCCGCCACCAGCCCGGTCTCAGCGCCGCGCTGCTCCAGCTCCTCGATGGTCATGTTGACCAGTGTGCCGGTCTTCACCTTCCAGCCGCTGTTGGCTGTGGTGTTGATGACGTGCAGCTCTTGGCTGGTGACCTTGTTCAGGTATTCCTGAGGGTCTAGAAGGTTTTCAACCAAGCCTATAGTCTGGCCGTGGCGGAAGTACGGAAAGTACGGGACGACGGTGAAATGTTTGTAGGGGCTCCACGCCTCGTGCAGCACATAGTTATCTGCGGTGACCACCCACTTGATCCGCTTCACCAACTTCTTGGTTGTGCCCAGATTAAACTGCTGCTGGGCCATGGCGATGCGGCCTTTATCCCAACTGTCCGGCACCGGGCGTAAATCGCCGGTGGCTAAGTCAACAAAATGATTGCGCCGTGTAATTTCCTTATACTGCCGCTCAATAACGCGGATGTTGCGCATGACGCCGGTGTCATCTGACGCTCCCATGTAGAAACTGTCTCTGCGCGGCTGCCCGAAGCGGTCTCGTTCTAAATCTATCGAGTCGTACCCATAGGGGAACATACTCGTGCCTCGCCCCTTGAGCGCTTCAGCCTTGTCCTTGCCGTACAGCATCTCGATGTCCTGCCACGTCAACCACTTCGTGGTCATCACATCGTTCCATGTGTCGGGGTCGTAGTCCTCGGCGTCAGGATCGATCAAAACGTTCTTCGGATTCAGCCGTTCTATGCGAACTTCACCCATCATCGAGTCGTTAAAGTCCAGTCTGGTGTCGTAAAACCCACGGCTGGAGATAATTCCGTCGCAAAAGACGTCTGACCGCTTCCATTCGAGCTGGTTTGAGTCGCCGATCTGCCTAAATACCTTTGTCAGCGTCTCGGCCGTCTCTACGGGGGCACCGGAGCGAGGTTGGAACGACACATCCGTGCGGTTCTGAATCTGCTCCCCCATAACATTACCTATGGTGGACAGAATTTTGTTTATGGTCAGGGCGGGGCGTCTGGCCAGCGCTAGCGTGGCCATATCGATGGGGTTCCACTGCTGCCCCCGGAAAAAGTCGTTACATTTATCCGCCTTCTTAACAAAGTCGGAGTGGCCCATGTCTCGGACCTGCTGGTAACGCGTCCACTGGCGGAGCGCGGTATCCATATTAGCCTTGTCACTCATTACTGTGCTCCACTACGCGGTCATGTGGCTGGTACCGGTGCGGTCCAGCCCATTCAGCTTGTCTTTCCAGCTCTTGATCTTCTTGGGCTCTGCCTTTCTCGGGGGTGCTGAGCCCACCGCGAGTGTTGTGGCCCACGCCAATGCGTCAACAATATCATCGTGAGCGCCAGCGGGGAAGCGCAGCAACTCTTTCCTTACCTCAGGCAGCCACGGCGCTTGGGATGGGAAGAATACCCTGCCCTGCTGCATCCGCCCTTGCAAAGGTCTGGCTCTGGCCATCTTATCCGTCAGTGGATTCAATTCCTTGTACGGCGGGTAGTGCGCCTCCTCCACCATGACCTTCTCCAGCAGCGGCTTGATACTTTTCCATATCTGCCCGTTCTCGAAGCCGATCGTCAGCGGCGCGGTCGGCTCGGAGCCCCAGCGCATGGCCGCGTCGAGAATCTCCCGTACGATCGTGAAACTGTCGCCTTTAAACCGTACCACCTCCACGCAGTGCAGGTAGTCTCTTTCATCTTGTATGAGGGTTATCCCGACAGTAAAGTCGTTCTGCTGCTTCTCACCAATCGCGAAGTCCCACGCCTGAAACACTTTCCGCCCATAGTGGTTGGGGGGTGTCGGCTCCAACTTAATATAGTCTTCCCGGAAGTATATGCCCTCATCAGGAACAGGGTTCTGCTGGTAGAGTGCTGACCACACCCTCGGCGGCTGGTTGGCCTTCAACCTTCGTATCATACGCTCGGTGAAGCGTTCCGGGTGCAGCGCCTCCCCCGGCATCCGCAGCAGGGTGTATTGATCGTCAATCTCGTTGGGTACGGATACCTCTTTCTCCCGCTGCACGGTGCGCAGCGCTTCGTGGGATAGGTCCAGCGGCTCAGTGAACCGATCGATCAAATCAGTGTGGTGGTTCCTGTACTCCCACTTCTCGGACTGTGCCGGGTAGCGAATAATCTGGAACTGGTCAATATCCTCGAACTCGTCCGGGTCCTGCGCCGCGTCCGCCATCCTCTGCTGCAGGCGGCCCGCGAGGTCGTCGTCTGACCAACAGGTTTGAATAAGAAGTACGCCGCCGCCGGGGCTGAGCCGTGAGTACGCCGTGCTCCAGTACCAGTCCCACAGGGTGTCGCGCGTGACAATACTGTCCGCCTCCTGCTGGTTCTTGATCGGATCATCAATCCCCAGTATGTGCGCGCCCTTCCCGGTAATTCCGCCCCCTACCCCGGCCGCCGTGTACCCACCGCCCGCCGTGGTATTCCATGCCTCAGCGCTCTGTGACTCTCTATCAATCTTACAGGTGTCAAAAACAGCCTCGAAGCTAGGATCGCGGAGAATCTCCCTCACTTTCCGCGAAAATTTCATCGGCAGGTCTAAATTATACCCACAATTGATAAATTCCCACTCCGGGTGGTGCCCCAAGCACCACGCAGGCCAGTCGATCGACCCGAGCTGGGACTTACCGTGCCGTGGAGGGACGAGGAGCATGAGCCGGGGGGATAATTTGTTCTCCACATCCTCCTTAAACTGCTCCAACCGCCGGGCGATGTCATAGTGTACCCAGCCGGGGTCGTACAGCGGCATAAACCGCTGGGTGAATGCAATAAGTGACCGTCTGGCAAGGACACGCCGCGTTATTTCACGCCGTACCTTTGGGTCGAGGTTGTCGACGTAGGCTTTTTTGACTTCCTCCTTCTTCACCGCGATCTTGGCCTTGACTTCGTCTTTAACCACCTTCTCCCGAGCCCGCTTTTTCCTCATGGCGTTGCGCGCCCACGTCCTCTCCTTCTCCTGCCTCTCCGGCGACAGCCCCTCCTTCTTCGGCATGGGTCAACCCGCCTCAAACACTTCGGTAAACTCACCTTCAATCAAATCCGAGTCCCTCTCAATCATTTCGAGCAGTTCCCCATCGCTCAGCATCTCCAGCTGGTCGACCGCGCGCTTGGCGGTGATATTTATATCCAGTATCTTCCGCTCGGCAGCGTAATACCCGCACATCCGTCCTATCTCCCGCCACCCGTTCACCATGGTGGCGGGTTCTGCCTGCAACTTCGCCATTTCGATGGCCTCAAGCATCCCATCCATCACCTTCTTCCGGGTCATCTGGCTGACTCTTTCATGTTTCGCGTGTAGGTACTGCAATGCCTCGTGGATTTTGGACATTTTCATGAGGCGGTTGGCCTCGACGTGCACATTCGAGAAGCCCGCCGTCCGTGCAGCCAGCGTTTGAGTCTGTCCGCGCATCATTGCGTCGACAAACAACTTCTGCTTGTCCGTCAGGCTCATCAGCGGGTCGCCTGTGGCGATGGAGGCGCGTGAAAGGTTAGTTCTTCCCATAATTCTCATATTTTTTTACAGAATTTCCAGCAGTTTACCCTGAAAACGGGGCGGGGGGCACTTCGGATTTGGTTTTACTTGGTAAAAAGCAGGAATGTTCCACGTGGAACATAAAAAAATAAAAAATTTCGGAAAAACGGCTGGTTGCGGGGGAGTGGGGCCCCTTCCCCGTAACTCAGCTCGCATACCCCACTTCGGATTCGGTTCTCTGGTGCGAGATAGGGGCCCCAAGGTCAAGGGCGTTAGGCTGAGGTTTTTGAAGTAGGCAGCCTGTCTACGAAGGAGAGTATCATGACTAAGCAAATCGCAGTAAAAGCCACATTCGTCGAAGAATTGGTGCAAGAG